TATGCTTTAAATCCTGGCCTTCAGGATGTTTTTCCCCAGCTGTCACAGTTTGCTTTGAATTTTGAAGAATATGAATTTATTCAGTTGGTTTTTCATTACAGAAGCACTGTTGATGCGTCTTCTACCACGAACGCTTCCGGTAACACCGGAACGATTATTCTAGCTACTGATTATTCATGCAGTGCTCAGAATTTTAAGGACAAGGCTCAGATGGTTAGTGCGCACGGTGCTATCGCCGAGCGTATTACAGAGGCCGCAAATCACGGTATTGAGTGTGATCCTACCAAAAATATGGGTTCTGCTCAGAAGAGTGTTCGAGCAGGACTTATTCGTGATCGTGATGTGAGCACTCTCGACCTTGGCAAGTTTCAAATTGCCTTTCAGAACACCCCTGCTCCTTTTTTCAACCAACAAGTTGGCGAGTTGTGGGTAACCTACACAGTCAAACTTGACAAACCGCGCATCTTTAGTGCTGCTTCTGGTAATGTAGCTTTTTACAAGGGTGTATCCAAGGGCGGTGAAGCTCCTGGTAGTTTACTTGGCACTAATTTTTTAACTTGTTTGAATAACAGTATTCCTTTGAAGTTGGCGCAAGCAACTGCTGGTAGCAATCAAGGTATAAAGATTACCTTCCCTGCGGCATTGAATGGCGTGTTTGAGATTGTTGTAGCTATTGAAGGAAGCGCTCTCAATCAGCTCACATTACTATCTACGTTTTTTACTACAACCGGCAATGTTTTTGAATGGAAGGATATTTATACCGGATTTCCAGACACCGCGGATAGCCCTTCTAACTACCAAAATGTTGTTAGTCTTGGCTTGATTCTTGTGCGTTTGCATTGCCGCGTGTCTGCTGCTAGTGGCGGTGTCGACAATTCTATTGTTGTACCAGTGTGCAACACAACGGTTGGTACGCAGGTTGTCAATCAGTGCAGCGTTGAGTGTTGGGAAATTAATCCTTTTGTTGGACAATCAGACGGAAACCCCGCACCCATTTATGTTGATAGTTTAGGCGTCATTACTGCGCCTTAAATATGAGCAGGTCCGAACGTTGGTTTGAGCATTATACTCGATTAAGGAGACAATCCGAGCGTAATCACGCTCGGATGCGTTTTATGTTCGAACGTGAAGCTTTGGAACGTCCCGCTTCTGTTCCTTTTCCAGTGTTGCTTCAGATAGGCGCACGTAATTTTGCCGCTTGGTTAGCGCAAGAGGACAATAATTTACTTGAACATGCTTTGACGTTGGTTGACGAAGAAGATCGGCGTTTGCGTATTCAGCAATTAGCAGGGTCTGAATTAGAAGATCTATTTGCTCGTTATCAAACTGAACGTGAGTATCGCAGGCTGCCTAGGCAGGCTATGAGCAGTGAAGGTTTTGAAAATTACGTTAATGAGATACTTGGAGATCGCCCTCATTCTATGAAACGTATTTTGGAGGGGGATATCGAAGGTACTCAGAAACGTCATCGTTTATAATTTTCATTAATTAAGCATGTCTGATCAATCACAACACGAAACTTATTTTACCGAATTTGGTGATCAGAAGCGCCAGCGCGCTTCTGTTTTTGAGGCAGACACCGAGCCTCTATTACAGCCTCCGGTTGTTAGTAAGCCATTTTTTAAGCGGCGGCGTTTTTATCGTAAATCCACTTATTTGGATTTGTTGAGTTCTCGAAGACCTTATGTTTCTCGTAAGGCGTATAAGCGTCGCCCTCGACGCGTCATTAAACCTGTTGCTCGCGTTACGTGTAGCTGCAGTGTTTCGCATTCTCCTAAGAGATTCATTAAACGAACGTCAAAGCGTGTTTATCGTAAGCGTTAGTTTTATTATTTTAAATTTTTTAAATGGAAATTAGTTCAAGTATTCGCGATTTCGTCGCTGCCCAGGATCGCCGATTGGAGAATCGTTTTCTTGACGCTATTCGTGAAGGTCGTGCAGTCGACGAACGACGTCGACTGTTTAGATCTAGAAACGACTATTCCGTTATTTGGTCGCATACACCTATTCGTTATAGCAGGTTTGCGCACTCTATGCAATGGTATCTAGTTAATTTATGTCGTAGGAATCGACGATCTTGGAATTCTTTTTCTGAAAGGCAGAAGGAGAGACTGTTAGATCAGGCTCGACGTTTTGCTTATCGCTCAGGCGAGAGACCTGGATTTTAAGTGACATAGCTACCAGTATTACCTATGTCACTTTTGTGCACTTACTTCTGTGCGGCTCCCATGTGGTGCTAAGCATGAGCGGACCACTGGGACACCTTAGTGGCTCAGAATGTTGTGCACTTTACGGCTTTGCCGTTTTTATAATTATTTTAAATAATTTTATTAAAATAATCATTGGAACAAGGGCGCAGCCCACGTCCAATGCTAAATTGCAACCGGCGAAAGCAGTGCGCTTTAGCGCGCTAGCTTTTGCCCTTTGCGCAGCAAGGCTTATGAAAAATTTCGGCATGAACGGCGTAGATACCCCCACAATGGGACACATGTCTTGTGGGAATATAGTAGACAGCGCCGGAGGCTCCGTCCAAATTTGTAATATGTCCTTTGAGCAATCTAATTATTTCGCAGAATGTCTCGTTCTCGAAATTGGGTCTTCACCCTCAACAACTACACCGATGCAGATCGAGCCAGGATCGGCGAGTCCCTCGCCACCCAGGCTCAGTACGTCTGCTATCAGCCTGAGCGCGGAGCCGAAGGAACCCCCCACCTCCAAGGCTGTGTTATCTTTGAAAATCCCCGAGCCTTGGCTGGGGTCAAACGGCTTATATCCGATCGCGTCCACCTCGAAGTCATGCGGGGTACCGTTGCCGAAGCCACAGCTTACTGTACCAAAGAAGACACCCGGGACGCCGGAGCTGGCTTTGGGATCACAGAGCACGGTACTAAGCCCGACAACCCTGGACAAGGAGCTCGCACTGATCTTGCTTCAATTGGAAAGCGCTTACGTGAAGGTGAGACACTTGAGGTCATCGCGGAAGCGTATCCGTCCGACTATATTAGATACCACCATGGTATCAGGGCCCTCCAATCCCTTGTTCAGTCGAAGCCCCGAGTACGCGGACCCGACGGCTTATTCCCTCGCATCAGGGTTTATTGGTGGTACGGATCCGCTGGAAGTGGAAAGACGCGAGCTGTCTACGAAGCGATTGGCGACGCGCCCTACTATTTGAAGCCTCCAGGCACCAAATGGTTTGATGGTTATTGTGGTCAAAAAAATGTTATCTTTGACGACTTTCGTGGAGATTGGTGGACATTTGGATACCTTTTAGGTATTCTAGATGTTTATCCAATTCAGGTAGAAGTCAAAGGTGGTTATGTACATTTTAGTGCCACTACCATTTACATCACTTGCCCTAGATCCCCGCAAGATCTTTACGCTGGTCTTGAGGCGACTAGGGAAGGTAGTATGGCGCAGTTGACTCGAAGAATTACTGAGATTAAGTTATGGGGTGAAGCACCGGTTGCAACAGCAATGGCACCAGGATTTGTAGCAATTTAATTTGGTTATAATTTACTAAGGTGTAGGAACATTGACTGTTTTTATGTGACTGTTTTCGGCGATTTGTTCTGGAAGGTTCGTTGGACAGTCAGTCACGTGTTCCTCGCGTACACTAAGTGTGAATTCGTATCCCCACAGGCTTGCAATGCAATTGCACATGCAATGTAGTGCGTGAATCATTGTGGGTGCGGGTTGCCACTTATAAACTCTTGAAATTGTGTTCGGCATTATTTTACGATGTCAAAGCGTTCTATGAGTGATCGGGCTGTGGCTGGCGCCTTGGTGCGTATTCAGAAAGCGAAGCGTTCTTCGCGTATTATGAAACGTGCTAGGGGTATGGGACTTATGTCCCATCCAGCTTCTAAATATGGAGTTCGTTATGTTCCTTCGGGTACTTCCGAAGGAATCGACGCTTATGGCGTTGATTATCGTAATGCAACCGAAGCGCAACGCCAGAAGCGCAAAGCTGATGGGTATTATGGTCGTGGGGAGTATTGGGGGAAAATGATTGGTGGCGCTTTAGGTCGTTACACTGGTATTCCTGGCGCAGGAGCAGCTTTGAGCCACGTCGGTGATAAAGTTGGCGATTGGTTTAAGCGCAAATTTACTGGTCGTGGTCTTTATGAAGGACGCGGCGCATATTCTCAAGCGCACTCGTCTTCCGGAAGCGACAATTCATTAATTGCAGGAGGTCAGCCGAGTATGAAATTTCATGGTGAAATGGATGAAACTTCTGGTTTGACACTGAGTCATACCGAGTTTGTAGGTGATATTTATGCTCCTTCTTCGTCTACTTGGAGCATTAATTCTTATGCTTTAAATCCTGGCCTTCAGGATGTTTTTCCCCAGCTGTCACAGTTTGCTT